TACCATGAGATAATAATTTAATTTCTTCTTGTGTTGCTACATCTAAAAATGTAAAGGTAGCATTTAAGGTAGTTTCATAAAATGTAGTTCCATTTTCTCTTGAAGAATTAATAGCAGTTTCTAAAGATGAATTTCCTTTAATTTCATATTTAAAAAAACTTTCACTATTATCTAAAGTAATAGAACCTGATGATGGTACAAGAGCTGCGGTTACTGCAGAATAAGGTGCAAAGAAGATGTTTTTTAATCCTCCTACCGAACTCTTACAAGGCAATACTCTACCATTTGATACATTACAAGCCATAAGTTATTTTTTTTATATTAAAAAAGGGTAAGTAGGCACTCGGCTTACCTACCCTAATTTGGTTAAACATTTATTTTATTATGCTAATGTAAGTAATGCTAAATCACTTCCAATACCATATTGTACTCCTGCAGTAAATCTCATTACTACTCTAACATTTTGAGAACCATCTAAATCTCCCATATCAAGAATCTTAACTTCGTTATGGTCAGAAAGTAATCCTGTTCCAAAGTAGATGTTAGATTTTTGTCCTGCTACAATGTGATCAGAAGGCATACCCGGCGATAACTGAACTTTAATACCTTCAAAAGAAAGGGCATTTCCATTGTTATACCATTGTGTACCTTGAGAGTTGATACCTGAAGCACCTAATCCTGAAGCACCAAATCCTCCTAATGCTCTAATGTATGATTGGTAAGCAATTGTTGGAACATAAATAGTTAAATCTTCTTTTCCATATACTGCACTTGGTAAAGCATCTACAGTATTTCCTAAAAGACTGATAATGTTTGAAGATGAGAAAGAAGTTTCTGCACCATTTGCTGCATCATTTACATCTGCATCTGCTGCTGCTAATACTGTAAGTCCATCAAATTCTCCTGCATTTCCATTTACTCCTCCCCAAATGTTTGATTCATTCTTTTCTGCTACTAAACCTGCAACATGACCGATTAAGAAGTCTGAAAAGTTTGGTGGTAAGTTATCGAAAGCTGAGTAACCCATTTGTACTGCTTCCCAATCTGATCTAAAGTCTTTTTTACATAACTCAAGATTTACTTGAAACTCCTCAGGTTGTAGGATTCTTTCTGTTAAAGTTATAGCTCCTGTGTCAGTAAAGTCACATGAACCATCTTTAATTACGTTTGCATCTGTTGCTACTTTCTTAATTACCTCTTTGAATTTTACATTAGGTTTAATTTCGATTGCACCATCAGAAATTGTTTTACTTTCTAAAAGAGCTGCTGCGATATATTTACCTGCAAACTCTCCTGCATAAGTAGTTGTGATTGAAGTTGTTGTTGCCATTTTTTATTATTGATTTTTATAAATTTGCGATTCTTTGTAATACTCTGTCTTTAGTGTTCATAGGTCTTTTATTACCATAAACAATTTTATTTAATTCTTCTTTAGATTCAGGAGAATGTTTTAAAGGTTCTGAAGCAGGTTTAGATAATTCTTCTTTTAATGCTTCATCTTCCTGACAAGCAAGTTCTGTCATTTTTTGTGACATCAATTCTTCTTGTTCTGCTAAATCTTCTTCTTTTGGCTTCATCATTTCTTTGATCTCTTCAACCATAGATTTGATTTCAGCTAATTCTTCTTTAGTAGCATAAATATCTTCTTCTTTAAGTTCTTCTTCTTCCTTTACTTCTTCTTCTTCGTTTGAAACTTCAGAGATTTCAGATATAATACCTTCTTCTTCTACTTTAAGGATTTTACCATCTTCTAATTCGTATTCTCCAATAGGTAAAGCTACTCTTTCATCTTCAGTAACGATAAACACACCATTACCTGATTCAAATGCGTCTGCTTCTAAAACAGTACCATTTTCTAATTTTTGTTGTTCAAGTTTGATTTCTTCTACTATTTCTTTAGTATCAGACAATTCAATACCTAAAACACTTTTGATTTCTTTAAGCATATCAATTGATTTCATATTTATATAACGATTAAGGGTTTAAAATTTGCATTTAAGATTACTAATCTTTAAATATATTAGTTATTAAAATTTATATTTTTAAGTTTATTAATATTTTTTCTTACTATCTTAATTCTTTCTTGTAAATTACTTTTACTTTCAAATAAATCATCAAATACACCAAAAGTTGAACGATTAATACCAATATCTTGAATCGCTTTATCTAAAGGTTTTTCAATTCTATCAATATCTTTAAGTTGTTGTTCATATTCATTTAATGCTTTTTTGTATGCATTTTCAGCATCAATAACAAAATCAAAGGCTCTTTCTTCTTGATCTCCTAATTCTGCTTTAACTTTATTAATTATTTTTTTAGCATCATCTACTAAAGCCAATTCAACCTTTTCTAATTTAATATTTTCTTTACTAAACTTTATAATTCTTTTAAATGCTCTTTCTTTTGGATTCATAATTGTATATCGTATTTAGTTAATTATTTTGCATTTTCTATTTAAAACAGATTATATACTTTTTGTAATGCTTTTCCTTTTTTTATAAAGTCATCTGCTATACTTACAAGTTTTTTTACATCAGAAGGAATATCGATACCTAATTCATTAGCTGCTTTTTCAATTTCTGAATATCTATCTTTAACTCCATTTCCTGCTCTTAGTAAACCATTAAAGGAATTTAGTTCTGATTTTAGTTTTGATTCTATTTTTCTTCCTCTTTGAATTAAATCTCTTAACTCATCTACTAATGCTAATTCAATCTTTTCTGACTTTAATTCAGTTTTATCTTTCTGAGATAATTTTTTGTAAATGTTTTTTAATGTTCTTGGATTCATTTTTTTAAATTTAAGATTTTCTATATATATTACCAATACCTTGAGCCCATAAACTGCCATCACAACATTTTCTTGAGTATGTATTAGTATCTTTACATAAACAAGCTCTTGCTGAATTTATAGGACTTGTATAACTTGGTGTTTTATTCATAATTTTTTTATTCTATTTATCTCATTTTGTATCTCCATATTACTTGCATTAATCTTTAAAGATATATCTGCAATAAATTGTCTTCTTACTCTACCTCTTTTATCAATTATAGCTATTACAGGAACTGCTATAATACTTTGTTGAATGTTTTTAGGTTGATCTTTTAAATAGCTAAATTTAACTACTGCACCTGTTATTTCAGACAAATCATAATTGTTATTCTTATTCCATTCTGCATTAATTTGCAAGATTGTTACATCTTGACTATATACAGAGACCGCAACCAATACACATATCGCACATAATATTTTTTTCATTTACTAATTATTTCATATAACTTATCATCTATCTTTTGTAAGGCATCACTATTTTCTTCTACTTTCTTGCCTGTATTCATAATAGTTTCTCTAATAAGTTTATCTTTTAAATCATACTCAGTTCTTGATATTTCAGGAACAGGTAATTCTTTTGCTTCTTCTATATCATTTTGAATCTGATACCAAAATCCAATTAAAACAGATATTGCTACACCAATAGTAATTAGAGTTTTTATACTTATCTCAAATTTACTATCCTCACTTAATTCACTCATATTTCCCTTTCAATTATATTTTTTATAGAATTTAATAAATATTTAGCTTCTTCTTCTTCTATTTTAGCAAGTTGATCTTGTACAGGTTCTTTAGGTCTTTCTGCTTTATCTACAAAATAACCTTCAATACTGAATCCTTTTACTTTACCTGTTTTTACATAATCATTCCAAACTTCATCATTATTAACTTTAACTGCACCTACCCAAGTACCCAAAGGCAAATCCATATTATATAAAGCAGTCTTGTCTTTTTCTTTATCTTCTATAATCCAAGATTCTACTAAACTCAAACCATTTAATTCGTATTGATGTTCTAATGTTGAATTGTTTTGGTTACCTCTCATTAAATAAAGTTCAGATGCTTTTCTTACAGTATCTTTAGAGAAATAAATATAATATTCATGCTCTGCATTTTTTCTGTATATAGGTTTATTAGGAATAAGTAATGCACCTAATAATATTCTTTTTTCTTTATTTATTTCAGCAAGTTTAATTTCTTGATTCTTTAAAGCAATAAAATCTTCTTCTATTGCAGGGTTTTCTACTACTGATATAGCTTCTATTCCATTAAACTCTTGATCTTCATCTAAAATTAGTTCTACTATTTTCATATCTATATAACGATTTTAAATATTAATTTTGTATTATATTCCTGCTTCTTCTACAATATTTCTATCTAATGATTGTGCAGTAGTTACATCATTGCTTACTACAAAGGCTCTTATAGGTGTTTCTTGTTGTCCCTGTATAACTCCTGCTAATTGATTTATGCCACTTGTACCCACACTTTGAACTTGTGCAGGAATTGACCCAAGAGAACCTGTTGATGCAGATGGTGTAGAATTACCTCCTGATGAATATGATGAACTACCTCCTGCAGGTGCAGGTGGTTCTTTAGTAGCAGTAATTTGTTTTACATTTGCAATACCTCCTGCAATAACTGCTGCTGCTCCAATAAATCCAAATATACCTCCTTGAGCTAAGGCTTTATTTGCACCTGCATATGTATCTCTTATAGCTTGTACAATTGCTATAGCTTTACCAAACTTTGAGTTTTGTCCTACAATAGATGCAAGATTACCTAAAGTTTCAGTCATTTGAATTTCTTTTGATTTATCTAAATCCTTTTGTATTTTAAAT